CAGAGAAACCAGACAGTTTCGTCTCTTCTTCGAACGAACGCTCTGAAGTTTCGGTTTCATAAATTTCTTTATGTTGTTCACCGTAACGAGCGTACTCCATACCGAACAAAGCGTTCAAGCCGGGGAGCAGTTCTTTAAGTAGTTGTGCGCGGGAAATAGCCATGATTTATGCTCCTTATACGCCAGTAGGATTGTTGTACTGGTGCATAGTTGCGTTTATCTTGACGATAAACTCAACAAATGTATCAGCGCCTGTTGCTGTCTCACGAACCACATCAATGATGCGGATAGGCAGCGTATTGGTAGTGTTTTGAGTGCCTTCGTCGATTGCCACTGCTGAATTACCAGTAGTAGTTGAACCAGCGTTTTGAATCAAAGCAATGTTATTACCAATAGCAGAGATGCCCATTCCGGCCACAACTGTGGTTCCAGAACAAGAGACTACTTGGAACAGCGTATCAGGATCATCTGCAACAACTGCAAAAATCTGCGTGCCAGCTTTAACTTGCTGGCTAGCTGGATAATATTGCTGCTGCTGGATTTGACCAGTTGAAGCGTTAGTAAAAGAACACCCTAGAAACACACCGCAAGGAGTGGCAGTTGTTGTGCCAGTGTCCTTTTCGATAGTTCCATCAGAGATACGTTTTACCAAGTCACCATAGAAAATGCTTGTAGCATAACCAACGTTATTGCTAGTCGCAATCTGCATCAGGCGGGTTGCGCCTGCGAATACCTGTCCACCTATTAGGTTTACAGGCTTTAGACCGTAAGGGGCCGAGACTGTAGGATATGCCATTTAAGACTCCTAAAATTTAAGTACCAGAACCGAAAGTAACCTTAGTTTTTCTCTCTGAGAAGAGAGGCATCCTAGGATCATTTTCACGAAGGAAATTGTTATCCACCGAATCAATCTGAGACTTATTTTGCTTGTCGTAATAATCGGCACGCTGTTTTAAGAACTCTTCAGGAATACGGCACAATAACAACCCACCAATTTCAATACCGCCTTTAAAGCGGCCTTCAACGGTGGCGTGCATCATAAGCTCGGGATAATCTTCTGCTTTGCAGGGTTCATATCCTTCACGTAACTTAGAAGAAATATTGCTAGGATCAGCCGTACCCATCGTACTAATGCGAACATATCTATGTTTCCAACCGGGACGGTCTTCGGGCATAGGTAATGTTTCGGGCGGACGCCACGCTTCAGCGCGTTGAGTCACCGCACGAGTATCTAGCTCACGAGCCAGACGATTTTGAGTCTTTCCAGACGATAAAGCTTGATCCATCATTCACCTCTTCTTAGTTGAGCAACCTGTTTAGCGTATTCTTCCAAAGGAACCCCAAGACGGCGAGCGATCGCTGCTTCGGATGCCTTCAGCCTAATACGATTAGGCGGAGTGCTACGGGAGGCGGGTGCCACCACGTTAGCGGGCTTTGTTGCACGGCGCGGAGTTTCATCCTCGTAAGCCGGTTCTGATGCCTTTTTCGAAGGGGCGTCATCTTCATAGCTCTGAGCACCGTCAAAGTACTCAGGAAATCGTCGACGCATTGTAACGTCTACTCGTTTGTAGTAGTCATCAGACCCCACAAAGTTAGCGCCATGTTCCTTTGCCAGCTTTTGATGCAACCCGAGGGCGGAAGCTGTCATTTCAGGATCGGTGCCAAACCAAGTGTTTTTCTGCATCCAACTTTCATCTTTTGGAGTAACAGAAGGTTGATTTGTACTACGTTGTTGTATTTGTACATTATTTTCTTCGGCTTGTAAAGGCCTCATGTTCTGAACTTTATCTAAATTCAGCGTTGCCCGTGAAACTTCTGCCTGCGCATCTACGACAGCATCAGAATCTCCAGACTCATAAGCCTCTTTGTATTTCTTCTTGGCATTCTCAAATTCCATCTCAGCGGAACTCTTCGATTGCTCAATGTACGCTCTTGATCCAAGCGAGACTTGCTCCTGCAACTTGCGGTTTTGCTCCCACAATTGCTTGGTTATCCTCTCAGCCGCCTCGCGTTCACGTAGTGCTTCTTCTTTGGCACGGCGCTCATCATGGTAGCCACGTGTAAATTTCTTTAGACGCAACTGGACTTTCTCGTCATAAGTGGCGAGTTCATCCTCAGTGGGGTCTTCAGGTGGTGAATCGTCGGGCTTACGGCCACGATCTCTACGCGGCGTATCGTCTTCAATTTCTACATCAAAGCTGCCATCATCTGTATCTACGGGTTTACCCTTAGCTTCTTCCTCCTCATGAGGAAACTTAAAGTCGTCTTTAAACTCAGTTTGTGCCATGTGTTACTCCTTATGATGCACGTGTGATTCCACGGGGGTCTTCCACGACTGCTTCAACCGAATCATCATTGAGGATGCGGAATTCACGGCCATGAATCTTCAAGCGAGTGCCTGAATTGGGGCGGACGATGACAAAATCACCTTCCTTGCAACTCGCTCCGCTAGGGAAACGAGTGGTATCTTTGTAGCAGTCAGGCCCAAGCTTGACCACAAACAACACGGGGGTCAGCACTTCTTCGTGGTGCATAACTTGGCTTGATTTAATCAAACCAACTTCACTATCAGCAAACTCTTCCATAGCTTCTGGCACTACACAAAGTAGGTGAAAAGTCTTTGGGTCAGGCAACTGCTTGGCTTTGTCCTCGGCTGGCTTATTAAGAATGCCAGACAAGTCCACGGCAGCGACGTTAAATTCAGTCATCAGATTTCTCCATTTTTTGCACGAGGTCATTAATTACGTTTTCTGCTAGGTTAAGACCCCGGATTACCCCACAGATACTTCGATACTCTTCTATGTCAGCGGCTCTGCCGTTGGCAAGGTGAAAAGCTTGCTCTTCCTTTAACTTATTAATCTCTTTGACGATGTGCGCCAAAAGTTTGTATTCGTTCAATCTTTCTCCCTTTTAGGTTTTTGATTTGCTCTTTGACCCGCCATTTGGATAGCCATCTGAGCCTTATGTTTGGCGATATCAGCGCCAATTCGAGTACCTTCAAGAAGTTGTTGCTTTTGAAGTTTGTCTTTAGCAGCGGCAGCGGTTGCGCCCACTTGCATAGCTGCGATTTCTTTCTGAGCCGCAATACGTGACTCCTCAATGCGAAGCTGGTCAGCTTTAGTTGCTGCATCAATTTGTTGCTTCTGGACTTTAAGTTGCAACTCTTGCATTTTGATCTGCAACTCTTGCTGCTGCATTTGCACAACTGGATCTTGCGCTTGCTGCTGCGCTTGCTGTTGCGCAGCCATTGATTGAGCTTGTTGAGTCATACGTGTAGACGCTTGCGCAGCAAGTTGCGCAACTTGCGCCGCCACTTCGGGGGCCATATTTTTTTCTTGCTCCTCTGTTGGTAACAACAAGCCAACTGTCTGCTCAACTTCTTTACGATATGCAAACGCCAAGTGCTCATTGATGTGCGCCATCATTGCAGCTACAAGTGCTTGACCTTGTGGGGTCTGCCCAACTAAACCCATGATCTTGGGGTTCTGAAGCATGCTTGTGTGCACTGCAATATGAGCTTGGTGATCTTGCTCAATGAACGCTTTTGCGGGTTTACCAGTGAGAACGTTCTGGTTTTCTTGCACTGGGTCTGTAGCTTTAGCATCGTCCTCAATTGGAATTAACTTAGCCGCGTTCTTAATGCCCAACACCTCAATCATCTGGCGGTGAAGGAGCGGCAAGTTATATAACTGCGGAGCAGTTTGCGCCAACTGCAATGCAGCTTGATACTGCACGATCTTCTGCGCCATTGTTGCAGCGTTTGGATCACTTACAGGAATCACAGCAACCATGTCGTAGTCAGACTTCTTAGCACGGCGTGAACCATCAACTGGTTCGTAGTCATACTCTTCTGGTGTGTAGTCAGCAATTATTGCTTTTAATAGACGGAACTCTTGGCGCATCGAATAGTGCATACGTGCTTGCACTGCACCCATAACTTTTAACGTACGCTCAAGAATAGCTAACGTTGTTCCAACAGGTGCTTGCGCACTCATGTCACTGACCTTCATATCTCCTGCGGATGCGAACTGCCTACCTTCTTGAACAATGTTCTGGAACAAGGCAAAGAGGACTTGGCTGGGTTCTTTATAAGGCAGAGGCAAGATGTTGTCTCGGATCGATCCACTTGGTACATCAACATCACGAAATTCCCCCGGTGCAATTGGGGTGTCGTCACCTTTGACTCGTAAGCCGCGAGACTTAAGACCACCGGGTAAATTAGACAAAGTGCCAGCGTCAACGAGCTGACGAATAAGCATAGTTGCTGACTTAGCGTAGCCTCCGATGAGGTGTATGAGACCATATCCATAAAAGCCAAACCCCGGTATATATTGGTAATGTACAAAGTGCTGGCGCTTCATGTGCAACTCATCGCCCTCGTACCAGTTGCGACGAATAGCAAGAATCTTAGTCGTTGCTTTCTCAACAGTCACAACGTACGGCAGCGCAATGCCAGTCTTTTCACCGTCTTTATCTTTATGCTCATAGCCTTTTAAGTCAAGGTCAACGTGCATCTCAAGTATGCGATAGCGATCATCATGCACCGCTGACATACCTGTTTCTTCATTCTTTTGTTTCTCAATATCATCTAGCTCATTAGACGGCTCGCCCAACTCTACGTCGCTGTAGAAGCCAGCTTCTTGCAACTTAATGATCTCATTCTCAGTCTTACGCATCACATGCGTAACACGTTCAGCGCGCTCTAAATTAGACGCACCATAGGGAACAACAATGTCTTCTGCGGGTATAAACATTGCAACTTGGCGTCCAATGCTTGGGTCGTAGTAAACCTTCTTAAACGCTGAGC